AAATAATGCAAATACCTTTTGGTGAATGGATGCCTGATCAACCAGAACATGGTATGAAAGGTGCAAATGTAGCAACTAATGTTTACCACGCTTTAGGATCTTATAAAAGATTCCCATCATTAGTATCATATTCAGCATCATCAACAGTAGGTAAAGATGCACATGGGTCTGGTTCTTTTAGAGATAACTCTAATGTTGTATATAATTTTGCAGCAACTAAAACAGATATATTTCAATTAGCATCAGGAACATTTACTTCTCGTAAAGGAAGTTTAAATGGAGATGATGAAGATTATTGGACATTTACACAATTTGGTCAACACGTAATTGCAAGTAATGGAGTAGATGCAGCTCAATTTTATTTAATGGGAACATCTACAAACTTTGCTGCTCTTACTTCTATTCAAACAGCAGGTACTTGTCCTTTATTTAGAGTTTCAGGAGTTGTTCGAGACTTCTTGGTAACAGGTAATATAACTAATGCTACTAACAGAATACAATGGTCTGGTATTAATGATATTACTACATGGTCAGGTAAACAATCTGACTTCCAAGACTTACCAGGATCTGGTGGACAAATAGTACATATTACTTCTGGAGAGGTAGGATATGTATTTAGGCAAAATCAAATAGTTCGTATGGACTATGTTGGTGGTGCAACAATATTTAGACTATCAGTTATATCTCCAAACAGAGGAGCCATATTTGGAAGAACAGTATGTCAAGATAATAGACGTGTATTTTTTTTAGCAGATGATGGTTTCTATGAAATACAAGGTGATAACGTAGTACCTATTGGAGTAGAAAAAGTTAATAGATTTTTTGATCTTAATTTAAACAAAGCATATTCAGATAGAATAGTAGCAGCAACAGATCCATTTAATCAGTTAGCTATGTGGTTGTACCCAAGCGTAAATAATACTAATAATACAACAGGTATTTGTGATAGAATTATTATATATAATTATGCTACAAAAAAATGGTCTTTAGCAGAAGTTAATGCTAGTCAAATATTTCCACAATTTGTAGGAGCATATACAGTAGAGTTAATGGATATTATTTCAGAAAACTTAGAACAAATTAATGCTAACCTTGATACAGACTTTTGGAATGGTGGACAAATGTTTTTAGGTGGAATAGATGGTGACTTTAAAGCTGCAATCTTTTCAGGAAATTCTAATCAATGCGAAATTGAAACAGCAGAAATAGAAGCTTTTCCTGGTGCTAGAACAAACGTTCAAGGAATTAGACCAATAGTAGATGCAGAAGCAACAGTTACTGTAAAAACTAGAGAAAGATTAGCAGACACAGAAACAGAGTCTAGTTCATCTTCTATGGTAGCAAGTGGGATTAATCCTGTTAGACAATCAGGTAGATACATTAGAGCTAATGTTAAGATACCTGCTGGAACAAGTTTTGATCATGCACAAGGTATAGACATTGTAGCATCTAAAGCAGGATATAGATAATGACAGATTCAATAGATATAGATAACGTAAGATATTCAATGGAAACACAAGAGTTTTTCCAAAGACAAATAGAAGAAGCAATTAACACTTTAGTTAATAAAAATAATAACGAAAGCGATAAAGCATTCGTATGGTTTATGGAGTAAATTATGGCAGGAACATTTTTAGGTAAATACGATACAACATCAGCAAACAATACAGCTACAGGAACTAATTCAGTTTCAGTTGCAGAAGGAATGCTACCATCTAATATAAATAATGCTTTTAGAAGCGTTATGGCAGATATTAGACAGCATTATAATGAAGCTGAATGGATTGAATATGGTGATGGTGCAGGTACTTATACAGCTACTTATGCATCAGCTACATCGTTTACTATTGATGGAGCAAATGTAACAGCTATTTATCATGCTGGACGTAGAGTTAAAGCTGTAGCATCAACGCCAGGCACAATATATGGTACTATATCTAGTACATCCTTTTCAACAAACACAACAGTTAATGTAACTTGGGATTCAGGAAATTTATCTAGTGAAGCCATTACAAGTATACATATTGGTGTATTAGCTAAAACAAATAACTCAATACCTACTGGTGTTATAGCAACAGCAAATATAGCTGATGGAGCTGTTACCCTTGCTAAACTTGGTGCTGATTCTGTAAATGGAACTAAAATTGCAGATAATGCTATTGATTCTGAACATTACACAAATGGTAGTATTGATACTGCCCATATAGCTGCTGACCAAATAGTAGGATCTTTAATTGCAGATAATGCAATTGATAGCGAACATTATACTGATGGGTCAATCGACACAGCACATATAGCTGCAGATCAAATTACTAATGCTAAAATAGCAGATGATCAAATAGACTCCGAACATTACGTAAATGGATCAATTGACACTGCTCACATAGCAGATTCACAAATTACTTCTGCAAAAATTGCAGATGGTGCAATTCTTAATGCAGACATAAATGCTTCTGCTGCAATCGCAGCAACTAAAATTCATGATGGTACAATCTCTAATACAGAGTTTGGACATCTAAATGGTGTAACCTCAAATATTCAAACACAGCTAAACGCAAGAGAAGCAGCTAATGCTAACATCACAGCAATTGGTGCTTTAGCAAAAACAGATGGTAACATCATTGTTGGTAATGGTTCAACATGGGTTGCTGAAAATGGTGGTACTGCTAGAACTTCTTTAGGTATAGGTACTATTGCAACTCAAGCTGCTAATAGTGTATCAATATCTGGTGGATCTATTACTGGATTAGGAGCACCTTCATCTGGTTCAGATGCAGCAACTAAAACTTATGTAGATGGATTAGTTACAGGATTAAAAACTAGAATTATTTGTAGAGCTGCAACAACAGCTAATATAACAACAGCAACAGATTTACAAGCTGGAGATAGTTTAGATGGTATTACACTTGCAGAAGGAAACAGAGTATTAGTTAAAAACCAATCTACTGCATCACAAAATGGTATTTATACAGTAGCAGCTAGTGGAGCTAATGCAGGTAGAGATACAGAATTTGATGCTATTGGAGAACTTGCTGGTCAAATGGTTATTGTTCAAGAAGGATCAGCTAATGCAGATAAATTTTTTCTATGTACTACTGATAGTTCAGCTAGTCTTGGATCAGATTCTATTACTTTTACAGTTGTCCAACCATCTAATGTTGGAGATGTAACTCTTACTGGTACGCAAACTTTAACAAACAAAACTTTAACGTCTCCAGTTATATCAGATATAGTATCTATATCTAATGGAGATATTAATTTAACACCAAATGGTACAGGCCATGTTACTGTTAAAGGTAATACCAATCCAGGTTCTATTCAATTTAATTGTGAAGCTAATACGCATGGTCAAATATTAAAAGCACAAGAGCATTCAGTTGGTACATCAGCAACAATTGTTTTACCTGCAGCAGCTGGTACGTTAATAGGAACTGGTGATACAGGAACTTTACCTTTAGCTGCTATGGATATTGATGGAGGAACTGATATTGGTGCAGATTTGACTACATCTGATTTAATTGTAGTAGATGATGGAGCTGGTGGTACAAACAGAAAAGCAGCTTTATCAAGAGTAGTAACCCTAATGTCAGCACAAGGATTTGTAACAGATGACCCTACAGCCCTTGCAATTGCACTTGGATAAGTTAAATTAATAAAAAGGAGAAAATAAAAAATGGCAAATACGTTTAAGGTAGTAACCTTTGCAGCCGAACCAGCATCAGCAGGTACACCATATAAAATGTATACTGTAGCAGGAAGTACAACAACTGTTGTTCTTGGCTTGATTCTTACTAACATTCATACTACAGCAGTTACTGTTGAAGTAGAATTAGTTAGTGATACAGCAAATAGAGCTGTAGCTAATAATACTGCAAATGGTACAGCGTTTTTAGTTAAAGATGTATCAATCCCAGCAGGAAGTTCTTTAGAGCTTTTATCTGGTGGTAAAGTTGTATTAGAAGCAACAGACGAAATTAAAGTAGATTGTTCTGTAGCTGATAAACTATCAGGTACGCTTTCTATAATGGAAATTACATAGGATTAATTAATGGCTTATATAGGTAATACACCTGCAGAAAATTACGCAAGTTTTTTAACTGAAACTTTTACAGTTTCGGCTACAGCTAACTATACTTTATCTCATGCTGTAACTAATGAAAATGATATTAGATTAGTTATTAATGGAGTAGTACAACAACCTGGATCTGGTAAAGCATACACAGCTAGTGGTACAACTCTAACACTTACAAGTGCAACAGTATCTGGTGATGTGATGTATGCAGTTTATCTTGGCAGAGCATTACAAACTGTTAATCCACCAAACGCATCTGTTGGAAATTCACAAACTGCACCTACAATAATTACTGGTCAAACTGCTGAAACTTCTATCGCAACAGATGACACAATATTAATTCATGACACATCATCTAGTGCATTAAGAAAAATGACTAGAGCAAACTTTGTATCTGGTGTTGGTGGTGCTAATACTCCAGC